TCAGATTCAGCTCAGGCAGGCCGTTAATGGCATTGCTTGCCTCGCAGGACAAACAGTCCGAAAGAGCACCGAGGCCCTCATTGCCGAAGACCGTGGTGCCTGGTGCGTACAATCTGGGAATCATAGAGTCCTCCAATGCGGCACGATGGCCGCCTCCGTGATGCCTCCGGAGATTACGATGTTGTTGATCCCAGGGACGAGCTCCGGATACTCGTATGTCGGGGAAAGCGTGATCCAGCTGTTCCTGTTAATGCTGCCGGTGTAGCAGTCCATGGCCTCGCAGTCGATGGTCAGGCCGTCTTCGCAGTCGCTGAGCGCGACGGTGAAGCTCCCGATCCCGATTGTGCCGGCGCCGGATCCCTTCAGGGTGATCACGGGCCGGGCCGCAAACTGCGTCGGGTTCTCCAGACTTCCGGATCCCGTGATGATCACAGGCGTGTCCCCGGCGAACAGATAACGCCAGGGCTTGCAGCTGAACTTGATCGTTGCTCTGCCGATCCGGTTCAGGGCGTTCGAGACGGACGCGCTGCCGGTGAAGTAGGCCAGTCTGTAGATCTCCGGGTCGTAATCATCGTAAAGCACCTGATAGCCGGAAGGAGCCAGAAGCCATGCGGCTGCAGCAGAGACGGCCTGCTGGAACGTCAGGCCGCCGCCGCCCTTGATGAAGATCTCGTAGGCCTGCTCGATATTGTTGAACGCCTCTTCGTCCATCAGCAGGCTCCCGGATCTCCCAGGGATCTGCTGCGTCGTGTATCTTCGTGCCGGGATGGGCCGGGAAGGATAGCGTTCTACGGTCAGGTTGACTTCGTCTGACGAGACGCCGGCGAATGATATCATGCTCATGCGAACGCTCCTTCCCTTGCCCGGATGTCAGCCAGGAAGATCCGCTCGACTTCGCGGGCGATCTCCTGCGCGTCCTGGCCTTCCTGGGCGTAAACGTTAATGTTGGGGATGGTGATGTTGTTCACCCGGTTGTCCGGGAGGTCGATGGTAGGCGAAACGGCCGCGGGGATCTCGGCGAAAGCGGCGCCGACAGCTGTCACGGCGTTCTTGGCCTCGCTCTCGATGCCTACCTCGAAGCCTTCCATGGTGTAGCGGCCGATCTCGGCGAACACGCGGGACGGGGAATGGATCATCAGGGTCTGCCTCGCGCTTGTGATCGTGTTCCCGAGCTGGCGCTGAATGACGGCGGTGACGGGGTTGTCATTGATGCCCTTTTTCAGCCCGCTCATCATCTGGGCGCCTACGCCGTAGCCGTCGCTATAGACCTGGTTCTTTGCAGGGCTGGCGGCGGCCGTGACACCTTCCTTTACGCCCTTCATGGAGTTTTCGCCGGCTGTGTAGCCTGCGTCCTTCAGGTCCTTCTGGGCCTGTTCCATCTTCTTCCGGGCTTCCTCAAGGCCGGCTTCTGTGAAGTTTCCGACGCCCTTCGCGAGATTCTCCGCGTATTTGTTGTAGAAGAACTCTGCCTGGTCGGCTTCGCGCTTCAGGGCCGTTATCTTGTCCTCTGTTGCGTCGCCGGCGGCGTCTGCCGTTTCCTGGCGCTTCTTCGCTTCCGATTCCAGAAGACGGATGGCTTCCTGCGTTTTGCCTTCCAGGTCGAGGACCATCGCGGACTCGTAGGTCTGAATGTCCATCGTGTTCAGCTTCCATGCTGTGGACAGGTCTTTTTCTGCCTGCTCTGTGGATTCCAGTTCTGCTTCCGCGGTGATGTACTCGTCAGACACCTCTTTCATGGCATCGACGATCTTCTGCTTGTCATCCAGCGAGGCCGTCGGGTCTGTAAGCTCTACGGTCTCCCAGAATCCCTTTTCAAGGTCTGTGACCCTTTCCTGTGCTTTAGCGTGGCGCTGTGCCGCGTCGTAGTAGTCCTTTTCGAGTTTGTTTCTATTCTTCAGGGCGTTGTTGTAGTTTTCCTCAGCCGCCTGGAACAGGACCTGCTTCTTCTTCGCCGCGATGGCTCCGTTGATGGCCGTGGCCAGATCTTCGTAGCCGGTGACCTGGTCGCCTACTACCTTGAGTTCAAGACCCAGGGCGTCGTTCAGCTGGCCCGTAATGAACTCAGCTTCCGCCTCGTGCCCTTCCTGGACCTTGCCCATCGGGTCAATGAGTTCCTGCAGCTTGTTCGCCAGGTCCTGCAGATGGCTTACTTCCTCAAGGCTGGCATTGGCCATCTCCCAGGTTGCATCCGCGGAATCCTTCTGCGTCTGCAGCGAATTAGCCGCCGATTCGGTCAGTTGTTCCAGCGCTTCCCGCTGGGCCTTCATCTCGGCGGTCTCTTCCTGGGTCATCGCGATATGCGTGCCGATGACGCCGACGAGGACCGCGAGTCCTGCGGCTGCCAAAGCGAACGGGTTTGCCGCAAGGGCCGTGGCCATGCTCACGATGGTGCTGCCGAACGCCTGAACGGTCGGGACGATGGATCCGAGTGTCGAGACGACCTTCCATGTCGCGAATGCGGCGCCCGCGGCACCGATGACTTTGACGACGCGCTCACCGTTGCGGTCGATCCATCCGAACACGGCGTCGACGCCTTCCGCGATTCCTTCCCAGTCGATCCGATTCTGCAGATTCTGCATTTCCTTGGTGATCTTCTGGACCCGCGGGCCCATCTGCGCGAGGAAAGGCTGGCCGGCGGCCGCCTGGAACTGCCGAACGGCTTCGTTGAGGTTGCCCTGGACATTCTCCCAACCGTCAGCTTCGCGGGAAGCCTGCCCCATGGCGCCGGAGAGTTCCTGCGCGTCAACGACCATCTGCAGCAGCGTCTGTTGTTTCTGGGCCTCGGTCAGGTTCTTGAACTCTTTGCCGAACTTCTTATATGCGGCCGCGTTCCTGGTGGCCTCTGTCGCGGAGACACCGAGGGCGGCGTCGTTTGCATAGTTGCCTTTCAGGAAGGACTGCAGCGTGTCGGTGGCGTCTTCCAGGGATCTGTCATAATAGGCCGCGTTGTCGGCAGCTGCCATCAGCGCAGTTTCCATGAGGCTCAGAGCTTCCGTGCTGTCCGCGCCAGACGAGCGGGCAAAGGCGTAAATCCCGGAAGCCGCGGATCTCATGCGCGTATCCAGGATCCCGGTCTCATCCGCGATGCTCCGGATCTTCACGTCCGCGACGGATTCGAGTGTCCCGAAGGTCTGCTCAAACTGGGACGCCTGTGCCCGGACTTCCGCAGCCGCGTTGATCATGCCGGACGCGAACTCTTTGGCTTTGTCGATCAGAGTGTCCAGGCCGCGCATCACGACGTCGCCCAGGATATTGGCTTTCAGAACGTCGCCAAACTGGATCGTCTGGTCGCCGGCATCCTTGAAAGCGTCGCCGAGTTCTTCGGTCTGATCCGTTGCGGTGTCGGCCTGAGATTCCAGTCTGTTGAGCTCGGTCTTGGCCTTGCTCAGCGCTTCCTTCCATTTGAGCGCCTGGGTGCTGTTTTCTCCGTATTTGTCAGACGCGCGGGCCGTCATGTCTGCCAGACGGCTTACCAGGTTGCGCTGGTTTTCTATCTGATCGCTCAGGAGCTTGCTGGACGCAGCTGCCTTCTGTTCTGCCGTCATGTTCTTGTCGAACGAGGACGTCAGCTCTTTCATCTGGCTGTCGAGAGTCTTCGCCTGCTGGATTATCTGGTTCAGCTGCTGCCTATACTCTCGTTCGCCGTCTATGCCGATTTTCGGCCCGATATTGACAGCCATTCAGGCCTCCTTATCTGTATTCCAGCGCCTCAATGGCGCTCAGCTTTCGTGCTTTCTTCTTCTGGTTCGCCGCGCCGGAGTAGATCGCGTGACAGTTTATCAGGTCGATCATCTCACCGTATCGCGTGTCAAGGATGTCATCGCGGCTCATGTGGAGAATCGCATGGCCGTAATAAAGGATCCACGCGGGCGTCAGGTCTATTTTTTCTCCGCGCCTGCGTCCGCGCTGGGCTTTTTTGGCTCAGTCAGAACCGTTACCTTTCTCTGTTCGATGTAGGCCGTGACCGCCATGTTTTCGAGCTCAGATGCCTGAGCCGCGCTGATGTCGTCCAGGAACTCCTCCGGATCCCAGTGCACAGGCTTGTGCGTCGGATCCTCCCGGACTGCAGATGCCTCATAGCAATTTGCCAGAATAGCCAAAAAGCGGGCAGAAAACTCCGCCCGCTTCTGGTAATCCTTTTCCAGGAAGCACTCGTGCAGCCGGTTCGGGTCACCTTCGGGGCACAGCGGCGCGAGCTGCATCACAGCCCGTGTGCTGTAGAAAAATCCGATGGGTTTGCCGTTGACCGTCATGCTGTGCCTCCTTACGCGCTGATGCCCAGCACGCTCTTGATGACGGCTTCCGCGTCCGCCAGCGTGTCGCAGTTCTCGCCGAACTGACGCCAGTCGTGATTCGCCGTGTCATCACGGTGCAGATTCGCGGTCAGCGTCTGGGTCTGCCAGTCGATGGTGTCTTCCATCGTGTGGGCATCGCGGACGCTCTTCTGGAACCGTGCCTTCATGATGATGATCGGCTTATAAGACGTGACGCCGTCTTCCATCTCGGAGACGATGAAGCCGATGCCGACATAAGGCGGGATGCTGTCCGCGCCGTCGCCGTACATGGGGATGGACGCGTTGGTGCCGATGGTGACCGCGGTGCGGTCCTCAAGGCCATAGATGAACTTCTCGGTGGTCTCCAGGAGACCGTCGATCTCGATGTCCATGGTGCCGCCGGCGAACACGGAGCCCGCAGTTTCTGCGGCTACGTTATCGGCGTAGAAGGTGTTGTCCCCGGAATCATCCAGGGAAAATGAAACATCCACCAGACGTCCGAGGCGGACGCCGTTGGAGTAAGTTACAGTACCGCTGTTGTTGGCGTATCTCGCGACGTAAACGTCGGAAACGCCGGTGCCAACTCTTCCTGCAGCCATGGGTTAACCCTCCATTAGTTGATTGATTCTGGATTCAAGCTCGGCGGCCATTGCTGCCTCTGCTTTATCCTTTGTGGATTTGAGCGCCGGGCGGATGAAAGGCGTCTTCGTCTGTCTTGAGCTTCCGCTTTCAAGCACTGCCGCCTTGATTGCGTTCGGGGCTCCGTTCCTGTCATAGCCGGCGAAGCCGATCTGCGTGTAGATGTAGCCGCCTTCGTTTTCCATGACGGACAGAAACAGGCTTGACGCCAGATCTCCGGTTCGGCTGTGCTGTTCCAGGTTGTGCCGGATCTCGTCTGCGACAATGCCGGCCCCAGGATAGACTGCCGCCTTGATCATGCCCTCGGCTCGTTTGGGATCCGCGAGCCGGTTCAGCTTCCGGACGTATTCATCCAGTCCTTTGAAGTCAAACTTCGCCAAGCTCGCTCACCACCCACTCAAAGTGCACATAGCGCGTGTCTTCCTCGAACTGGATGCTGTTCAGGCTCCAGGCTACGCCTGTGAGGCCTTCCAGCGCCTGTTCTACGGGGTCTGCCGCGTTCTGTGCATAGTTGCGGGTAAAGAGATCGACCGTGCCTTCCGTTGCGCGTTCTGCGTGTCTGCCGCCGGACATGAAGTCATTGGCCCCATCCTCGGCGAACACGATATAGTCGCCGGCCGGAAGCCGTTCTTTCTCCCACCCAAAATGTGCGACCGGGAAGCCGGTGGCCTTCATGGCATTGACGAATCTGTCACTGAACATCCGGCGCCTCCTCCACGGTCAGGTCGATTGCAAACCCGGTCCGGTAAGTGCGGATCACGCGGTAACGCTTGCTGTTGTATTCGACATAACGCTCGCCGCGGTAATCCGCGAAGTTCCCGATCCGGAAGATGAGCGAAGGCCTCAGCCCTTGTGTCAATGCTTCGTAGACTTCGGTGTGGCCGACGCTGCGTACGGTCACATAGACCATGTGCATCGTCTCGGTCACTGTGTCGGTGAAGCTGTGCGGGTCAGGATCCTGCCGAACGAGGTAAATGACGTCTCTCAGGAACATCTTTTATTCCCCCCATTCTGTGTATCCGGTCCCCATCATGAGCTGAGCCTTCTGCTCGTCGTAGGATGCCTTTGTACGGTCATATTCGCCGTCTGCCAGGGACGCGAAATGGAACTTGCAGTAAGTTATCACCGCTCGCTCACAAAGGGCATCCAGCGTGTCAGGCAGCACGACCCCCGCCAGCCCAAGATCAAGCTGTGCTGCCGTGATGAGGCTCGTCAGCTCGGCGTCAAAGGCATCTGTTGCCAGGCCCAGGGCCAGTTTTACTTTTGCCAGCAGATCCATGCGCTGCCTCCTTAATTTATGCCGCGGAATTTCTCGCTGAACTCCCGCGTGATGATTGTGTGTCCCACATGACCCAGAGTGATCGAAGGGTCGCAGATGACCTTGTGGCCAAGCTGCCGGGCGCGCCAGCAGAATGACAGGTCCTCACCTACGCCCTTGATCGGTGCGAACATGTCTCCGAATTTCAGAGCTACGTCATAAATCAGAGACGTCCGCATCAGGACTCCACCGAAGCCGCACCCGCCGACCTCAAAAGGCTTGACCGGGATCTGGTCAAACTCCGTGTGTTCACAGCGCTCTTCCGTGATCTCCAGCTTGTCATAGAGGACCGGCGTGTAGGGTGCGACCCTGCGGAAGTAAAGCCCGGAGACCATGTCAATCTCCGGGTTTTTCATGTGTTCCATAAGCCGCTGCAGCAAATCCGGCGAAAACACCATATCGCTGTCTATCCAGAGGACGAAATCGGCTCCGCAGGCGACTGCCTTCTTCGCAAGATCGTTCCTGGCTGTGTATACGAGAGACGAGATCTGGAAGGCCACCAGGGTATCCCCGACCTTCGTCAGCGTGGCCAGGCTGTGCGCGAACTGCGCCGGGACCTGGTCCATGCAAGGGACTGCAACTAATGTTTTCGCCATGATCGTGCTCCTTTCGGTCTGGCTTATGCGGTTGTGATTACTTCGTGACCTTTACGAAGGCGTTAGGCGCGACGACGCCGATGGCGACGTATTCACGGCCCAGGATGCGGACGAGGTCCTGCGTCATGAGGGTGTTGTTGTCGACCTTGATGGCGATGTCGTCACCGTTCGGGAAGTTGGCCAGAGCGCCGTGGCCCAG